TTATGAGGATAAGAAACAAGGACACACAGCTCATTGAGGAAAGGTATTACAACACTACGTACTATGCAAAAAAAAGACTTGCTAAGTGCATACAAGATGGCTCTGAAGTCACTATGGTATCCAATGAAGGTTGTTACCATATTGATTCACGAGATGTATTTTTAGACTTTAATAATGATTAAAAAAAGAACTTACAACAAATTGTTACAAGGTTTGCTTAATGACGTTAACAAACATACACAAAAAGTTGAACTTGTTAACCTTATGCAACAACAGGTATCTGACGATACATTTACGGTGATTATACCTAAATAATCGCTGCAATTGACAATCATTCTCAACTAATATTGAAATTATCCACCCAATTCACCAAAATTATGCACAATTATGCAACTTTTTTCAAGAGGTTCTTTCTATTTAGGAAAAGATGATGAAAGTTTTTTTGATGTATCTATCCATTTAGGTAAATACCGACTAGAGTGGGGCGGACATCGAAAACCACGAAATGAATCCTTTAAGGAGACAAGTAACTGACACAGACATTGAAAAACTCCTTAAGGTTTGCTACTTGATACGAAGTCTTGAACCAATACAAGCAAAAGTGAACGAGTTACCAATCCAAACTTTGACTGTTCTTATGTATATAGCCAGCCACAACGGATGCCATAAACAAGCAATGGAAGAAGATTTAGGAATAACAAAAGCATCAGGCAGTAGAAACACTGACTGGCTTGCAAGACTACATCGATTAGGTAGACCTGGTTTAAATCTAGTTACAAAGGAGGTCGATTACTCAGACAAACGTAGAACAATTCTCAAACTTACACGCAAAGGTAAGGACTTAGTACACAAAATCACCCGCATACTTTATGACAACTGACATTGAAATAAGAACATGGGGTCAAGCTTTGGATTACGATCTCAAGCGAAACAAATCACATGGTCGAAACAAAAGCAGTCACAAAAACATTCTTTCACACTGCAACTCATTTACATCCATGTATGGACGTTCATATCCATGCAAAAGAATTACACAAGATGTAATGGATGATTTTATTGAAGAGCTTCAACAGGAAAGAGGAATTAGTGATGCAACTGCCAATCGTTATATGGCTACGATTAAAGCAGTCCTCAACTTTGCACATTCAAAAAAGAAACTTTCACAACCTTATAAGTTCACGAAACTTAAAGAGAAACCAGGAAGACCTGAATGGTACGACAAAGCTGTTATTGATGAATATGAAAAGATAGCTCGCAGTGATTATTTTTATAGAAATGATCTTGCGGACATTGCTGTGTTTGGTGCTTATGTAGGTGCAAGACAAGCGGAAATTCTAAACATCAAAGCTGTTGATATTGATTTGAACTCTTACGAAGGTAATGGTTCTATTTATATTGGTGGTCGTCCAGGATTTACAACTAAAAATGATGATTGGAGAGAAGTTCCAATACATCCAAGGGTTCACCCAATAGTAAAAAGAAGACTTGAAAACGCTAAACAAAACACACGTATTTTTGGCGATGAATGGTCTAACAAAGATGTACTCTTGCGTAACTTTAAGAAAGTTCTAGAGTTTATGGGACAGCCAAAACAGATGAATTTTCATCACTTGCGACACTCTTTTGGAGTATGGCATGCGGAAGCTGGAACACCGATAAGAACCTTGATGGAACTTATGGGACATAAGACTATAGAAACCACACTAATGTATGCAAAAGTTTCTAACAGAGCCAGAGCAAATGCAATGGCAAATATCTAATCAAAACAAAGACTGATTAGGACTGATCCTAGTAAAAAAACAGACAATCAGTTTACGAAAAGCCTGAAAACAAGGCGTAAACAAGCACCCAGACTATTTGAAAAAGTACGGAGGGGGTGGGATTCGAACCCACGGTAGACTTTCACCTACGCTAGTTTTCAAGCCTGAGTTGAACTGATTGCCATATACGACACTGTTATCTTACAACACCAGATAGCCGTTGCGATTACTAGGATTTTGTTTCCTTAATGGATCTAAATGACTGCAAACCCTAGACTAGCGACACAAAATCATGCCTACACCATCACAAATTGATGAGCAAGTTCGGTTGGAAAGAAATCAAATAAAGCAGGGAATTGAACTACTAAAGAAAACCACAAAAAAGCTGGAGGATAAATCTTATTCTTCAGCTTCTATTTATGGAGTAACTACACTCAGAGAGTTACTACCTCTAGTTCGAGAACAGATCAAGAAAGGCAAGGACGTAATCCGCAGAGGACATAACGGCATTGCCTTCAAAGATGTATATAAATACATTAATGATCTTGATGACGGTTTACTTGCAGCTATTACATGCAAGATAGTTATCGACAAAGTTTTTAGCACTGTTGACAAAGCTAATTATCTAAGCAATATTTCTTCTTCTATTGGTAGTGCTGTAGAGGATGAATGCCATATAACATTTTATGAAAAGACAGTTCCAGGATTACTAGATTACATACAAAAAAACTACTGGCATAAAGCTTGTGGCACACATCAAAAAGTTGTTGTCTTAAGAACTCTTATGAATCGATACAATGTCGAGACATGGAACAGATGGCCAGCACCTGTACGAGTCAGACTTGGCGGGTGGTTACTAGATTGTCTAGTAGATAGTTCTGGTTGGTTTGAAAAAGACAGAGCTAAAGGTAGGAAAGCACCAAACATAATGGTTCCTACTGAAAGGTTTTTGGCAATAAAAGAACAAATAATGCATGATGCTGAGATGTTTTCACCCTTAGCATATCCCATGTACATAGAACCAAACGATTGGACAAATGATAGAAAAGGTGGATATTTATTAAATGAGGTGATGCGTGGACATCACTTGGTACGACAAGGAGAGGTCGGAATAATACAGGGAGAGTTGCCACTTAGATTTTTAAATAAAATCCAAAAAGTTGGTTATCGTGTAAATCCCTTTATATATGATATAGCTCACGAGCTACAGCATAGAGGTATAGCAGTTGGAAAGTTTATACCAATTGTTGACATACCAATGCCAACTAAACCACTGGATATGGAAAATCCAGAACTTAAAAAAGCATATTGTAGAGAAGCAGCAGAGGCTCGTAATAAACAAGCACTTGTATTTAAAAAAAGCGTAAGAACACGCAAGCAAATGGAAGCTGCTGGTTTATTCAAAGACAGAGAGCGTTTCTTTCTACCTTGGAATTTTGATTGGCGTGGGAGATGCTACCCTATCCCCGCTTACTTAACTCCTCAAGATACGGACTTTGGAAAGTCACTCTTAACTTTTGCAGATGCGGCAAAACTGACAGATGAATCTGAAAAATGGATCATGTTTCAAGTTGCTACTACATACGGTTTAGATAAGGCGACCATTCCAGAACGACTGCAATGGGCAAAAGATAATTACTTGTTAATTACAAAAATAGCTACTGATCCAATAGGCAGCAGACACGAATGGGAAGGTGTTGAAGAACCCTGGCAATTCCTTGCTGCATGTGATGAGATGTATCACTGCATTATTGAAAAAGATCGTCAGGAAACACGCCTGATGATTGCTATTGATGCAACTGCGTCTGGCATACAGATTCTATCTGGATTAGCTAGAGATAAATCAGCTGCGATGTTGTGCAATGTATTACCTACAGATAAACCTGTAGATGCATACAAAATTGTTGCTGAGAAATCAAAGCCTAATATACCTGTTATTTTGCATGAACATTGGGATAGGAAATGCACCAAAAGAACGGTGATGACTATTCCTTACAATGCAAAACCTTTTAGTAATAGAACATACATTAGAGATGCTCTTAAAGAAAAAGGTGTAGAGATAACGAAGGAAGATCTAACTCAAACAGTTAAAGCTGTAAGGGATGCAATGGAACACGTTGTACCTGGACCAATGGCTGTAATGCGTTGGATAGAAAAGGAAATAGCTAAGACTATTAAACGAGGAGAGAAAGTGCAATGGGTAACTCCTTCAGGCTTTGTGGTTTCACAAAGATACATGAAGAAAGAAGTTATCGAAATAAAGATGAAACTATTAGGACGATGTGAAATAAGAGTAGCCACTGATGATACCAACAAAGTTGATTTAGCTGGTCACAAAAATGGTACAGCTCCTAACCTAATTCATTCATTAGATGCAAATACCCTGCACTTTACAGTTGATAAATTTGATAAACCGATAGCACTTATACATGACAGTGTCTTATGTAGAGCCACTGATATGACTGAGTTATCAAAGAAAGTTAGAAAAGTCTATATGCATTTATTTGCAGAGCATGACTACTTAAATGATTTTGCAGAGGCTATCAATGCAGAGTCTGAACCACCCATAATCGGGGACTTAGTTCCCTCAGAAGTAATTAATTCCACTTATTTTTTTTGTTAATGGCTAGAAACATCCACTTAACCAAAGAACCAGTCACACTAACTGGTTTTCAATCCATCCTAAAGCCAAGTAAATTTGGATATACATTAAGAGCAGTTGTAGGATCTGATATTGTAGATGCTCTTGAAAAAGAAAGAGAAGACTGTCTAAAATGGGCAGAATCTAAACTTAAGAATCCAAAGAGATCTACATTAAAACCTGAACCCTGGGAAGAGGTAGAAGCTGGAAAATATTTAGTAAAGTTTTCTTGGGCTGATGATAAAAAACCACCTGTTGTAGACACAGAGGGAACTCCTATTACTAATAAAGAAACACCTGTTTATGAAGGATCTAAAGTAAAAATAGGTTTCCATCAAAAACCATATGTACTTCGTGATGGAGTTACATACGGTACAAGTCTTAAATTAAACGGCATACAAATTGTAAGCATACAGTCTGGAGCTGGAGTTGATACAGGAGACTTAGATGAAGTAGGAGTTGCAGAATTATTTGGTAAAACAAAAGGATTTAAAGCAGATGATCCAAATGTAACTCCAGATTTAGCACCATCATCAGTTGAAACTGAGCAATATCAAGACGACTTTTAATGTTTAAATCAGGATTAGAGGAAAAAGTCTCTGATCTTTTATGTGAGTTAGGTGTTAATTATGAATACGAAAGTTTAAGTTTACCTTATACACTTAAGCATTTATATACACCTGACTTCGTTCTACCTAATGGTATATGTTTAGAGACAAAAGGATATTGGCGACCTGACGACAGGCGAAAAATAAGACAAGTAGTAACAGAGAATCCACATATTGATTTAAGAATGGTCTTTCAAGATCCATATAAAAAAATTAGTAAAAAATCAAAAACTACTTACGCAAAATGGTGTACTCGATACAACATCAAATGGTGTGCTTTCCATGCTATCCCAGTGGATTGGCTTAGATGACGGAAAGTGAATTCATAAGACACGACCCATGTCCAGATTGTGGCTCATCTGATGCACTTGCAGTGTACACAGATGGGCATACCTATTGTTTCAGTTGCACAACGAGAACACCTGGAGATGGAGAACAAAACAAATTACCCATGCAATCTAATGTGCAATTCAAAGGAAACCCTCAAAGGCTTAATAAACGAGGTATTAGTGAACGAACCTGTGAGAAATACAAAATCTACAGAGACG